GCGGGACGGATGCTCACGCGAAGAACTATTCCGTCCTGATCGGTGCAGGTGGACGCGCCCGTCTCGCACCGCTCTACGATATTGCCAGCACGCTGCCCTACGACTTCGATTTCAAGAAACTCCGCCTGGCGATGAAAATCGGGGGCAAATATCTCCTCGACGATATCTCGCTGCGGCATTGGAACAAGCTGGCGTCATCGGTTCGACTGGATGAGGAGCAGGTACGCACGAAATGCCTCGACCTCGCCGAGCGGCTTCCCGACGCACTGGCCGACGTCATCAAGACGGCTCGGGCCGACGGGCTCGACAACGCGGTGCTGCAGCGGCTTTCCGATGCCCTTACCGCAAGAGCCGCCAATTGCCGGAAGATTCTCATGACGGCGCCGACGGCCGAAGCCGATTGATGATCCCGCTTACGAAACCCGCAGATCGGCGTCGCGTACAAGCCCAATGACATGGCGGCGCGAACGCTTGCCGGGAACCCGACGCCCATTGAGCCGCCATGCGATGACGCAGAGCGCGTAGAGCCAGTGCTCGTTGGCGGCCGCGCGCGCAAGACCGACCTTCCAGCAGATCGTCTTCCACCGCTCGCCGCCTGCGCGTAGCCAGACGATCTTCGCATCGGCGGGATCGAGACCGATGGTCCAGCTCAGCGTCTCTTCCATCCGCGTGATGGCGGCAGGCTGCGGCCAGGGGCGACGCATCTTGGGGGGTTCCTGGCCGACCAGATCGCTGAACTCGTCGACCATGCGCGGCCAGGTGTTGAAATAGCCGCGCACCTTCACCTCGGGCAGCCGCTTCAAGACATCCGCCGCTTCCGCCAGCCGTTCCTCGACAAGGCTCGGGGTCCATTCGGTCATCGATGCATCTCCTCGGTTCTAGTTCGGTCGCCGTAGAGCTTCTCGCCGAGTTGGCGGATCAACTCGCGCTCCGACCAAGTCAGCCGATCGTCGTCGAGTGCAATCGCAAAAACACCCTGCTCGCGCCAGCCTCCACGCTTGATCTCGTCTGGTGTGCGGCGCTTGCCGCCATAGCCAGGGGGCGCCCACTTCATTGCGACACCTCCTGCAGAACGGCGGCATAGCCCGCGATATCGAGGATCGAATCTTGGTGCCTGGGATCGTGTGCGAGGCGCACGAGTTTGAGATCGATCAGGCACAGCACGGCCTGCGCCGGTGTGACGGGATGACCGAGCGTGATCGACCAGCGCTTGGCCAGCAGCTCCATCGATTCTGCCGGCGGGCCGTAAGCGGCCCTGCGATCTGCGACGACCTCGGCCGCATGGGTGAGCATGGCCTTCGCACTCATCGCACACCTCCATTGGTTTCCGTGACCCACAGCAGGATCGCGAGTGCGTCTGCTTCGTTGTCGTCGGCGGGGTCAAACCCGCGAGCCCGGATCGCGGCCAAAACGGCTGCCTTGTCGGCGTTACCCTTGCCGGTGACGTGACGCTTGATGGTTCCAACCGGCACGCCTTGATAGGCGACCCCGCGTTGCTCGCAGCAGCTGGTCAGCGTCGCAAGGAAACCGCCGTAGATATGGGCTGCATCGGTACCGGCATGCGCGCGGACTTCCTCGAAGTAGATGGCATCGATCGGCGAGGCTTGCTGCGCCAGCTTTGCTCGCTTTGTGTTGACGAGCAGATCACCGAGCCACTGGCGAAATCGCAGATAGCGCATGCCGCCACCTTCGTAGCGACCGGGCCTGAATGTGATCGAGCCGCTGAAAGTCGCGCCATCATCGTGCAGGGCCCAACCTGTACGCGTACCGAGATCGAGACAAAGGATGGATGGCGCGCTGTCGCTTGCGATCTGTCGCGGCATCTGGGTCACGCCTCCAGCGGCGTGAAGGACGATCGAAGAATCGGCATGAGGAAACATCGGGACCTCCGACTAGAAAGGGATGTCGTCGCCACGCGACCAATCGATCGGCGGCTTGCGGCGAATACCGCTGATGGCAGCGACCGGAATTCGGCGCTTGATCTCGGGGGCGGATTCGCCGAGACCGGCGATAAACTTAGCGACCTCGGCGAGCGTGAAGACCCTGCACTCGCGCGCGATGTGATGGGCTTCGGCTTCGTCGCGCACGATCGAGACGACCTCGCCCGTGTCGGGCAGCACGCATTCCCAGACCTCGGGTGCGAGCGGCTTCTCGCCGGCCTCGACTGCCGCACGGTCGAGCGCCTGCCACGCGCGGCGCATGGCGTCGGCGTGGATGCGGACGTAGCGCTCCTCGTCGCTGGCGATGGCAGCGTCGAGCCGATCCTTCTGCTCATCGAACTTTGCGCAGAGCAGATCCGACACCAGCAGGCGCAGCCGACCGACGCCCCACTTGCGCTCCATCGCGTGGGCGACTTGATCGAGGCCATCGATCATCGCCTGGATGCGATAGGCCGGTGGCGCCATCGGGTCGCTGCCGACGTCGATGGTGCTGTGACGCACCGAGTACCAGCGCGTCATCGCCGACCTCCGAACATCGGTGTGGCGACTGGACGCCGATCGGGAACCGACCCCGGTCGAAACGAACGCCGGAGCGCGTTCACGCGCTCCGGAAGTTCGTAGGGGGGTATGGGGGGAACAACGTTCCGTAGGACCTCCGTAATGTTTTCAATGGGTTGCACATCGACCTCCGTTCACTTCCGGCGACTTCCGGTTCAAGAGTTTCAATGGGTTACAAGGCACCTTCCGTAACCTCCGTAACCGCGAATTCGGCCCATTTCGGGGTCTCAGCCGGGCCATCGGAGCACCTTCAGGCCACGGGCCTTGCTGTCGGAGTTGTAGATTTCGGAAGCCACCATCCCGTTGGCGATCCAATTCTTGAGCAGCCGTCGCGCTTCTTTGGCGGTGCAGCCGAAGCTCTGCACCATGACCGGGACCACGTAGCGCGGGCTTTGCACCGAGGCGCTGAACGGGTTGGCATCGCGCCAGCGCTGATCGATCAGCTTGAGGATCTCAATCGCGGCATGCGTTGTGAGCCGGTCGTTCGCAGGCTCGAAGACATGCGGCACCAGGACGCCGACGTCGTCGCCATTGGCCAGCTCGACGCCGATCTTGCGGTACCAGGTCGCGTCGGCGCTGATGAGGCCGAGATTTGCTTTGGCGTCATCGAGCCGCAGATAGAGGTGGCGATCTTCCTGCGACACCCCGTACAGCTCGGCATCCGCCTCGCTCATGCCGAACAACGTCTGCACGACGCGGGCGACGCCAACGAGCGCACTTGCACCCCGCGCCGTGTTCATGTTGCCGGCATGACCGTCGCTCATACCCTGGGGCGGTTTGGCGGTGTGGTGAACCAGCAGCACCGAACAATTGGTCGCGCGCGCCAAGTCGCGGAACATGGCCGCGACCGCCTTGATCTGCTCGTTCGAGTTTTCGTTGACCGCGTGGGTTTCGACGAACGGATCGACCACAAAAAGACCAACATCGCGTTCCCGGATACGCGCGATGCAAGCATCGACATCCGGCAACCGGATCACCATGTCGGCACGCTCGATGCGCGCGAACAGCAACTGGCGATCGGCTCCGGAATTGAGCGCGATGCGTCCGCGAACTCGGGCGAACGGAATGGACCAATGCTGAAGCACCGCCCCCAGACGGCGCTTCAACTCGTCGAGATCGTCTTCGGTGTTGTAGATCCAGGCCCTGACCGGCTCGTGGACGCTCTCGCCGGTGATGTCTTCGCCGGCGGCTAGGGCAACGGCGCGCGCAATACCATGGGTGGACTTGCCGACACCGGGCGGCGCCACGAGCAAGCTCAGATGTCCACGCAGCAGCGATCGCCCGAGCAGCCAGCGCCGACGGGGCAGCATCGCGAGGTTGAGGCTGTCGAGAAACCCCGGCTGCAGCGGCTGGACTGCCGTGGCGACGTCGATCAACGGCTCGGGGTTGGGCACGGCCCATTTTCGGCGCCCGCCGCCGATCATCTGCCCGACTTCGCGACGGGTGTCGGCAATCGTGTAGCCCGGCAATGTCATCGCCTCGGCCGCTGCCAAAATCTCCGCATCGGACCAGCCGCGCGCGACCCAGTGACCAACCAGGCGCAGTAAGTTGTCGTGCCAATGATCACCAGCGCGGATGCGCGCGAGGCACGCTTCGACCGAGAGATTTGCAGTGCCGATTTGCAGTGTCGAAGCCGATGCCTGGGCTGACGGCGTGGAGGGTGGCTCGTTGGGCGTTGGGGCTGCCACTGGGTCGGTTTGCGTCGATTCCGGCACAGGCTGCGGAGCCAAAGCCGGCTGTGCCGGCGGAAACGCCCGCGCGATTTGCTCGGGCATGTAGACCTTTGGCCGACCGTCGGTGAATTCCAGGAACTCGGTGCGCTCGATGATCCGCCCATCCTTGACCGGCCAGGCGATCGAGCCACCGAGACGAAGGACGCGGCCGGGATTGACCACGCTCGGGTCGCCCGCCAGAGCGTGTGCGAGCGCCGCATTCTGCTCTCGACACCTGTCGGCTTCGCGCACCGGTGCGTCGAGACGCCAGAACATCTGCGCTCGCACATGGGGATGGCGGCCGGTAACGACGACGCCGGTCGGTGGGCAGCCGCGATTGCGGTAGTCGATCGAAGCGGTCGCGGTGACGTCGTCGTCGATATCGACGTAAAAGGCCGTCAGCGCGAAGAACTCATCATCCTTGCAGCGGCCGAACGGCGCTATATCGGGTTGGCGCAGTGCCACACCGATATAGACGTTTTGCCCGGGCTTGCGGTTCTCGACGACGGCCCGCTCGACCAGTTCGTCGAGCTGGTCGGTGCCGAAGATCGCCGCATGTCGGAGCCGCCCATCGCGCCCGTCCGTCCAGGCGAGTTCGATGCGCCCCTCGTGACAGCCGTCGAGCCAGCCCTCGAACGGGTGGCCGGCATGCCGGCGCATCTGCACAGGATCGGGCTCGTACATGGGTTGGACGTTGCTCATGCCCATCGCGACTGGCCGGGAAAAGGTCCGGAGGGCCGAAGCCCTCCGGGGGAAAGCCTCAGAACACCGCTTCGGCAAGCGGGTCGACGGCCGGCTGTTGTGCCGGCTTCGCCGCCGGCGGCGGCACATGCGTGGCCTGCGACTTGACTTGCGTTGTCGGAGGGCCCAGCCAAACTTCTGCGGCGGCAACCGGGCTGACGCTGGGTAGCTCGGCCGGCCGATCGATCCATTTGGCGATGGCAAAGGTCGGCCGGTAATTGGTGCCGTAGCGGTCTTTCATTGCCTGCGAACCGGTGCAGGAGATGACCGGGAGCTTGCCCGGGTTGGCAGCCTTATCGACTTCGTACTGGGCGTAGACGTCCTTGATTGCGTTCGACAGATGGATCGAGGCACTGGCGAACTCGGCCGCCCCGCCGAAGAACTTCGGGCTGAAGGCCATCACCACGAAGCCGCGTTTGAAGCCTTCGCCCGGCAGCGGCGCCGCCTTGTCGATGCTGGCATCCATCACCCGCTCGGGCGCCTGGCCTTCGCGGAACAGAAGCCAGCCGGTGGCGATGTTGTCGAAATCCGCGACGAAGGTCGGACGCTGGATCTCGACGTCCTCGCCGTCGGGACCGCGCACGAACCACTTGTCGGCCTTGGCGTTGTACTTGCAGTAGGGCTTGCCGTTGCCGGTTCCGCCGATATTGAGACTCATGACCTTTCTCCTTTCAGGTGTTACGCGTTCAGAAACCAAAAACCTCGACGCCACGCGCACGCGTGACGGCATTGCTCCAATGGAAGCGCTCGTAATCGGGAACGATCAGGCCGCAGAGCTCGCGGGCATCGGCGGACAATGCGAGGAAGCGCCCGAGGCGAAGGGCGATCTCGCGCAGCGCAATCAGCTGGCGGTCGATCTCGGTACGTTCGAGTTCGTAGACGGCGACCGCGCGCCCGTCTTTTTTGGCGGCGACCGGCTTCACATAAGCAAAGCGCATGGCGTAATTGTCATGGGCGCGGGCATAGATGGCGCCTTGGCGTGCGTGGGAAAGGGAGATTGCCGCCGGCAGCCGTTCGCTAGTCTTGAGATCGACGACCATGCCGTGCTGGTCGAAGCGCCAGTCGATGAAGCCGATGATCGGCACCGGTACGTCATCGAGACGAATCTCGACGCGGTCCTGGTAGCCGCTGGGAATGCCGTATTGGCGAAGTTCGGCCAAGCCATGCTCGACGTAGCCGGGGATCTGCGCGCGCTCGCCGTCACGACGATCGTCGGGATTGAGCACCATCTCGCGGTCGAAGCTGGCAAGCGCGGGTTCGACGCAGGCATCGAGCGCGCGTTGAGGATCAATCAGGCCACCATGGATGCCCTCTTCGACGGCTTTGCCTCGGGCCATCAACGCGGACGCCGGACCACGCAATCCTAGGAGGCGCTCCATCGCCCATACTGCAGGCTCGGCAGCCCAGAGGTTCAGGGACGAAGCCGACAGATGCTCGATGCCGTGACGCGCAAAGCCGTTCATCATGCTTGTGTTCCGAGTAGGTTGGAGATGCGGGCGGTGTGGCGCCGCGCAACGGCGAGGTAGTTCCAGTGTTCGGGGCCAGACCTGCGCTGGACGAGATCGACGAGGCCGTGTTCGGCGGCCCAGAGTGCTCGATTGGCGAGGTGATGGAGATCACCGCAGGCGGACCCATGCCGATCGACGGCGAGGAATCCTCGGTGGTAGACGACGGCCTGTCCTGGCGGGGCCTGATCGAGCCACCCCAGAAACGCCATCTCGCCCATGAGGATGTGCGCCGGTTCCTTCACGGCCGCGCCCGATGCGAGGCGGCCAGTGCCGTTGGAAACGCGGGATTGCTGGCGTCCGTTTCTTTGAACTGAGCCACCTCGTAGGCCTCGATGTCCTCGAGCCTGTAAAGGACGCGTCCGCCAACTTTGAGGTATCGGGGGCCCTGCCCCAGCCAGCGCCAGCGCTCCAGCGTCCGGGGACTGAGCGACCAGCGGCTGGCCAATTCGGGTTGGTTCAGGTGCTTGATAGGACGATCTGTCACGCCAATCTCCTGTTTCTGGGCTTATCGGCGGCCTCTTTTTCCAATTTCTCGATGTAGGCCAAAACCTTGTCGGCCGTTGCCAGGGTCGGGGACCGACCGCGCCGCAGATTGAGCACGAAGGCCCCATCGCCCACGGCAGAACGGCCGAATTCACTGGGCTTAGTACCCGTGGCCATTAAGAAGGCCTCGACGCGGGCCAGGAACTGTTCGCTCATCGTTCGCATGAGGCGCATCAAATCGTGATAAGCCTATTGCGTCAATAAAAAGAGATTGGTAATTTCCAATCATACCGATTCAAGGACTTGGACCCCTATGAATGTCGATCCCATCCGGCGCCGTGTACTCGCCCGCATCGGCGAACGCCAAAGCGATCTCAAGGAAGCCTCCCTCGCGATCGGCAAAAACGCTGCCTACATCCACCAGTTTATCTATCGCGGTACGCCCAAGGCACTGCCCGAGGATGTGCGCGAGGCGCTCGCAAGATTCCTTGAGATCGACGAAGCCGAACTCCGTCATCAGAACGTGCCGCCGCGCAAGCCGCGCAGCGACACAGAACCAGAAATCCCCGACGGCCCGCGTCGCCGGCGCGGCAAGCCGCTCGTCGAAGGCTTCTCTGCCGTTTCGGAAATCGACGCACGCGCCTCAGCCGGTCCCGGAGCGATCAACGATGGCCTCGAGGAGTCGAAAGAGACCTGGCTCTTCCCCGATCCGGTCATCCGTCATGAGTTCCGGGCGAACCCGAGCGATCTTCACATCATCACGATCGACGGCGATTCTATGGAACCCCTGCTCGCGACCGGCGATCGCATCCTCATCGACACCAGCCAACGCGTGCCGGTACCGCCCGGCATCTTTGTTATCTGGGACGGTATGGGTATCGTCGCCAAGCGGGTCGAGCATGTGCCGCACTCCGACCCGCCGAAGATCGTCATCAAGTCGGTCAATCCCGAGTATCAAACTTACGAGCGGGACGCCGAGGAAGTGAACATCATCGGGCGTGTCATTTGGGCCGCGAAGCGGCTGTGAAAGGGCGAACAGCATGTCCGACCAGTCGGTAATCGCTTGGGACCTGGAAACCGTGCCCGACCTGAAAGCCGCCGCCCGCATGTATGGGTTGGAGGAAAGCGACGAGACCAAGGCCCGCGACGCGCTCGGCTCGGGCTTTCCGAAGAATCCCCTGCATCGCATCGCCTGCATCGGAGCGCTGGTGGCCAAACGGGAAGACGATGGATGGCGCGTGTCGGCTCTCGGCGCCCCGCATATCGAAGAACGGCCCGAGCCCGAATTGATCAAAAGCTTCGTTGATCGAATCGATCAACTGAAGCCGCAGCTCATCACCTTCAACGGCAATGGATTTGATCTGCCGGTTTTGCGCTATCGCGCCATGATCAATCGCGTCTCCGCTCCCGGCCTCCACGCACGCGCCTACTTCAATCGCTACTCCAATGACGCCGTCGATCTCTGCGACGTTTTGGGGTCGTTCGGGGCAAGCGGCAAGATGAAGCTCGATGAAATCAGTCGCATTCTCGGGCTCGCCGGCAAACCCGACGGGATCGACGGCGGCAAGGTCGAGGCGATGATCGCCGCCGGAAAAATCGACGAGGTCGCGCGCTACTGCGAGACCGACGTCGTCAACACCTATCGGCTCTGGCTCATCTATGAACTGTTTCGCGGTGCGATGACGCCGGAACAACTCGGCTGGAGCGAGCGCCAGCTGCGCGACTACGTGCGGCAGAGCAAGCCGGGCAATCCCCATCTGCAGGCCGCCATGGATCTATTGCCGCCATGAGAGGCTGCGGTTGCATACCCTCCGCGATCATGCCGTGGCGATGGCTGCTGCTCCTGGCGCTTCTGGCTGCGCTACCCAGCGCGGGGTATGCCCAGCAGACGATCGTTGGCGCCGCGAGCGTCATCGATGGCGATACGATCGAGGTTCATGGTGCGCGGATCCGCATGCATGGCATCGATGCTCCCGAGAGCCGCCAGGAATGCATCCGAGCAGACGGCACGTCCTGGCGCTGCGGCCAGCAGGCCGCCCTCGCGTTGTCGGATCGTATCGGCCGCGCCACTGTGCGCTGTGAACCGCGTGATCGCGATCGCTACGGGCGCGTGGTCGCAGTCTGCTTCAAGGGCACCGAGGACCTGGATCGCTGGATGGTCGCCAACGGCTGGGCGGTGGCCTATCGCAAATATTCAGTGGACTACGTCGTAGATGAAGAGCGCGCGAAACGCGCCAAACTCGGCATCTGGTCCGGTAGTTTCGAGATGCCCTGGGAATGGCGCGAGAGAGGGTCAGTGCATTGAGCAAAGTATCGCGCTCGTCGAACGATCAAACAAATACATCTGACCGGGAAGTCCTCGCCGGTCTGGTCGAGCGCGTCACCTACCATAATGGCGACAACGGCTTCTGCGTTCTCCGCATCAAGGCGCGTGGCCATCGCGATCTGGTGACGACCGTGGGACACGCCGCAACGATCGCCGCCGGCGAGTGGGTCACCGCATCCGGGGAATGGATAAACGACCGCACCCATGGTCAGCAATTCAAGGCGCGCTTTCTGCGCACATCCGCACCGACGTCGATCGACGGCATCGAGAAATACCTCGGCTCCGGAATGATTCGCGGAATCGGCCCCGTCTACGCCAAAAAGATGGTCAAGGCGTTCGGCGAGAAGGTGTTCGACATCATCGAGGCCGAGCCAGATCGGCTGCACGAGGTGACGGGAATTGGGCAGGTACGCGCCAAGCGCATCACCGATGCCTGGGCTGAGCAGAAGGTCGTCCGCGAGATCATGGTCTTCCTGCACAGCCATACGGTCGGTACTGCCCGCGCCGTCCGGATCTACAAAACTTACGGCGCCGACGCGGTCCAGGTCATGACCGAGAACCCCTACCGGCTCGCCCGCGATATCCGTGGCATCGGCTTCAAGACCGCCGATACGATCGCCATGAAGCTCGGCATCGAAAAGACGGCGACGATCCGGGTGCGCGCCGGGATTTCCTATGCCCTCACCGAGGCGATGGACGAAGGCCATTGCGGCCTGCCTGTCGAGGAACTGGTGCCGCTCGCCGTCGAATTGCTCGAGGTTGACAAGGGGCTGGTTCAGACAGCGATGGATCTCGAACTCGCCGACGGCACGGTCATCGCCGACACCGTGGACGAGACGGCCTGCATCTTTCTGGCCGGTCTTTATCGAGCTGAGAGGGTCATCGCCGAACGGCTCCTCCGCTTGGCCAATAGAACGCTGCCTTGGCCCTACATCGACCCGGAGAAAGCGCTGCCCTGGATCGAGCAGAAGACCGGCCTGAAACTCGCGGAGACGCAGGTGGCTGCGATCCGACTGGCCCTGCTGTCGAAAACCATGGTCATCACCGGCGGGCCTGGCGTGGGCAAGACCACCATCGTCAATTCGATCCTGCGGATTCTGGCGGCCAAAGGGACGAACCTGCTGCTCTGCGCGCCGACGGGCCGCGCCGCCAAACGGATGACCGAGGCGACAGGCTTCGAGGCCAAGACTATCCACCGGCTGCTTGAGGTCGATCCCAAGGGAGGCGGCTTCAAACGCGGCTCGGACAACCCGATCAACTGCGACCTGCTCGTCGTGGACGAGACCTCGATGGTCGACGTCATGTTGATGCAAGCACTGCTCAAGGCGACGCCCGACAACTCGGCCTTGCTGATCGTGGGCGATATCGATCAGCTTCCATCCGTTGGCCCTGGCCAGGTCCTCGCTGACATCATCGCTTCCGGCGCCGTCCCGGTCGTGCGCCTGACGGAGATATTCAGGCAGGCGGCGCAGAGCCGCATCATCACCGGCGCGCACAAGATCAACCAGGGCTTGATCCCCGACCTCACCAAGCCCGAGGGCGAAAGTGATTTCTATTTTGTACAGGCCGACGATCCCGAAACCGCTGTGCTTCGGATCGTCGAACTAGTGAAGACCCGCATCCCTCAGCGGTTCGGCTTCGATCCGATCCGCGACATCCAGGTGCTGTGCCCCATGAACCGCGGCGGTGTCGGCGCTCGCTCGCTCAATATCGAATTGCAGAAGGCGCTGAACCCGGCCGGCGAGCGAAAGGTCGAACGATTCGGCTGGACCTTTGCTCCAGGCGACAAGGTCATGCAGATCGAGAACGACTACGACAAGGAAGTCTATAACGGCGACATCGGCTACATCGCCGATGTCGATCCGGACGACGGGGAACTGACCGCCAGCTTCGACGGCCGCGCTGTCATATATGGCTTCGGCGAGCTCGACACCCTGGTTCCTGCTTACGCAGCCACCATCCACAAATCGCAGGGGTCGGAATATCCAGCCGTCGTCATCCCTGTCATGACGCAGCACTACGCCATGCTGCAGCGGAACCTGCTCTATACCGGCGTCACACGTGGCAAACGGCTAGTCGTGCTTGTCGGGCAGAAGAAGGCCCTCGCCATCGCGGTGAAAAACATCTCCGGCCGGCAGCGATGGTCGAAGCTGGACGAGTGGCTCCGTGCCGGACCAACCCCTGCTTGGGCGCTAACGCAATGAGTTGGCGGCAATGGTAGCCCCCGGCATGCTGCAGAATCCGTCGGTCCGAAATTGGCTAGGCGGCATCGTGCCCGCCTGGACCTTGCTGGATCAGGCGAGCTTCAACGCACTGCGCAATGCTCCCGCGCCACGCGGCGCCGCGATCCGACTCGCGAGCGATCTGACACCTGAAGAGATCGGTCACTCGGCAGTTGCCCGCAATGCGTTGATCCTGCTGCATGCGGCGTCAGTGGGGCCAGGACTGAAGCTGACGGCGGCCGGCAATCTGTCGCGACAGGTTGTGGCTGAGATGTGTGATCTGTTCACATGGCCCGACTTCGACAAGGCAGAAGCGTTTCGCCTGCACAAGGTGGTCAACGAGCCTGACTTCCAGCCGCTCTTTTTCGTCCGCCATCTCGTCGAAGCCACGGGACTAATCAAGAAGCGAAAAGATTACCTCAGAATCACACCAGCCGGTAACCGCGCGATTGAAAGCCCTGGGCGGGATGCGCTGCAGGCGCTGTTGTTTCATGCGGCATTTTGGAAAGCCGACCTCAGCCACCTCAGCCGAGGGCTTCTTGGCGGCTGGCCAAGACAGGATGCCGGGATCGTGCTCTGGTCTTTGTCCGCATCCGCTAAAGACTGGACATCGCCCGATCGCTTGGCGCGGTTATGCACCGTCCCGATAAACGGAGTCCTCGATCAGCAATTTGATATAGCCAGTTACGCAATTGAGGGCGTCATTCTGCGCCCACTCAACGCTTTCGGCCTTCTTGAGCATCGTGCTGACCCGATCCCGGGTCAGCGCTTTACCAAGGCCCACTTCTATAAGAAGACGCCGCTGTTCGACCGCTTTCTGAATTTCGACGTGGTGATTGAGGGTGATGAGGGCATACGCCACTAAACGAAACTGTTAATCGACGTCGCATTTATGTTCCCCAACAAGGCAACCATCGTCTGGCTCGTCGGCGCCATCTTGCGCAAACAGAAGAACGAGTGGGTCGCCCAATGCGCCTGCTACATGAGCCTGGAAACAATCGCCCCAATCGGCGACAATCCCGTCGTCGCGCTGTCAGCGGTGACCGCGTGACACGGCCAACCCTGGCCGTCAAGCGACGGTGAGCAACACCAGCTACACCATGCCGAGGGACATGATTTCAGCCAAGGCGCACATGCACTATAAAAAAAATGGTCTCTATAACTCACCGCCAGTATTCCGAAAAACCTCTTTCTTAGTTGCTTAAGCCTTCCACTTAACCACACTGCGCGTTGGGGAGCGCATTATGGACGAAAGAATAGAGAGAGCTTTGCGAAGTGTGCGGTCATTGGATGAGCTGACGCAGCTTCAGCAAAACATTGAACGGCAAAACGCCCTTACGGACGAGGTCTTAGGCGCAATTCGAGCGAAGACCAGTGATTTGGGGCGGGCGCTTGTCGTCGAGAAGACAGGATTGGATTTGACCGACCTTTCGCCCGCTGAAGAGAAAATCATAAGAGCGGTCAGCGAGTACGCTGGCATTCAGAAGCGCCAGGGCATCCCGACCACCCGCACGTTTGGTCAGCTCAAGAATCGCGGCTTGTTGGCTGCGGCCGAGGTGTCCGTCATGAAGTCGAAGCCCACTCAGGGCTTCGAAGCATTGTCCGATGCTAACCTTGCCGATCTTTCTTACGAGCAAATCATCGTAGACCATCCCGAAGAATTCTCGGCACGTGCGCAATGGTATGCGCGCCGCACGCTAGATCTTCCGAACGATGGCGATACGCCACCTGCGCCAGGATCGAGCCTTACTCAAGAGCGCACCGAAAGATTGATCGCATGGTGGCGTGATCGAGCCGCCGCCAATAGCGGCTACCTTCATTCATTTACAAACGCCCAAGCGGCAGCCGCTATCGGTCTTACAGACATGAACCGGCACGGTCGTGTGTTTGGAAATATACAATCTCGCATTGATTATGCCTGCTATGATCTGGGCCTACCCCCGTTGGGCTTAACGGCTGCCGAGCCATTTGATATGGCGTGGTCGCAAGACGACAGAGACTGGTCATTCCCAATCGAGATCATGCAAAATGCCGCACGGCAACGACAATGGAACCGTGACGATTTTGAACGCGTTTTGCGAAAGACCCGTGAATTACCTGGCCAAGCGCACACGTCATGGAAGCGGGCACTCACCGAGAGTTCAGACAGTATCCAAACCTGGGCATTCGGTCTTGCGAACGCAGAGACGAACCAATCCGTGTCGGAAGACACGGACTCTGACGAGCAGAGTAGCAAGCGAAATCCCTCTTGGACCCGAGAGGAGCTGATACTCGCGCTCGACCTGTATCTTCGGCATCGCACTTCGCCACCCTCCAAGACCAGTGACGAGGTGGCCGCATTATCCGCGTTACTGAATAAGCTAAGGAACGCGCGTAACGTTTCTGACGCGGAGACATTCAGGAATGTGAATGGCGTCTACATGAAGATGATGAACTTCAGGCGCTTTGATCCTGAATACACCGCAAGCGGCAAGGTCGGTCTGACGCGGGGCAATAAGCTAGAAGAGGTTGTCTGGGATGAATTCTCGAAAAATCTATCTGGACTGGCGGCCGAGGTAGCCAGTATCAGCGCCAGTCTACCAGCGAGCGGACAGCAGATCGCCCCATACTGGGTCTTTGTATGCAACCCGAAAAAATGGTCGATCGATACCTTTCTCAATAAAAACATTGAGCATGACACATGGGGAATTCGCCCCTCGGATCGGCATCATTTTTCACCAGGGCAACTTGGAATTGTTCGTGTTGGGGTAGATCGCCGCACTGTCGAAGAACGTGACGGCAAACCGCCACTTGAGCCTGGCATCTACGCCATATGCGAAGTTGAAAGCGATGTGTTTGAGGGTACTGGCGCGAACGACGAGTTCTGGAAAACGGACGCTGCCCGCAAACCAGGATGGCCGACCGTCCGTATTCGCTACTTACGAACTTATCTTCATCGCCCGCTCACGATCGACCGTATGCGAGCCGAAACGCCAACGATCTCACCATTGCTACTGGACGGCTTCCAGGCTGCTTCGTTTCCGATTAGTGCAGACGACTTTCACGCGGTCGTCGATCTTCTCGGCGAAGACATTCAAGGGATTGTCAGCAAGTCTGACGAAGCCCTAGCATCTCCGGGCACCTTGGCTGCGCTCCAAAAGAGATACCTGAACGCAAGCCCCGAGGTCAAAGAGCGCGTCAGCAAATATATCGAGCGCGGCAGCGTCGGCAGCTACGTCAAGAAACAGGTCGGGTACAAGTGCCAAGTATGTAGCGTGCTTGGCCGCGATCCCTTTGGATTCAAGAAAAAGAATGGCGAGTTCTATGTCGAAGCGCACCACGTAATGCCTGTATCCGAATTACAAATCGGATCATTGGCGGCGTCGAACATTATGGTCGTCTGTGCAAACCATCATCGTCAAATGCATTATGGCGGCATTAATGTTCAAATTGGAGACGCGGCGTTCGAGTTTCTCATCGATGAACAGCCGATCAAGATTCCGCGTTTCTTGGCTGATGATTAGGATGTCGCTCATAGCGCTGGCTGAACACCTCGAACAGAGCAGCTCGGCTTCCGTCGGCAACAGCGGTACACAGCCAAGCTCGTCGACGATCAGCAAGCGAACGGCCGCGAACTCGCTCTTGAGGCGCAGCAGCAGCTTCTCGTCGCGCGCGGCCATCCCAGCAACCTCATCTCCGAGCAGCTGCCGTGTCGCTGGAGCGCGGCCTCGTCAACCGTGGTCCCGCGCTGCCGCTTAGGAACGATGCTGTAGGTGGGGCAAATAGTCGACTATGTGCAATCTCGGCTCTACCGTATGCGTCGTCTCCGTCACACGGTTGAGGAGGCCGCGCTCCAGCGCCACGGCAGCAGCTCGGCGATGCGATTGATCGGGTGGCCTTGCGCAAGACGGGTGAGGATGTCGCTCAGATAGGCGAGCG